ACCAACCTTGCCACCAAGGGCGACAGTATTACCTTCTCCACACCCACCATTGAGGGCACCATTCTGCGCCGCAACAAGCCGGACGCCAAGGGTGCGCATCCCTGGAAAGCAGAGGTCACTGAGGGCGATACCACCGTGACGGCGGCCACCATTTCCAACTGGTATAAGACGGTATACGAGCCGAGCTACGGTGCAAGCGCACCTACTGAATAAGGAGGGTTTTTCACATGGATAATGAAAGAACCGCAACCATCACCATCGGTGATGAGGAATACACGCTGCTTCTCACGACCAAGGCCACCAAGGAGATCGCCGGTCGCTACGGCGGTCTGGAAAACCTCGGCGAGAAGCTGATGAAGTCCGAGAACTTTGAGATGGCCATTGGAGAGATCGTGTGGCTCATCACGCTTCTGGCAAATCAGAGCATCCTCATTCACAATCTGAAAAACAAGGATGCGCCCAAGGAACTGCTCACCGAGGATGTAGTGGAGCTTCTGACGACACCCCTCGACCTCGCCGGATACAAAACCGCCATTACGGAGGCACTGTATAAGGGCACCAAGCGCAATGTGGAAAGCGAGAAAGACCCAAAAAACGCACAAGTCGGGTAACAGTCTCCGATGCAGAGCTGTTTACCCGGCTTCTTTATTACGGCCTTGCCCACCTTCATCTGTCGCAGGATGAGGTGTGGTTGATGCCGTTTGGTCTGCTGCTGGATCTGTGGGAGTGTCACAAGCAGTATAACGGGCAGGCCACCCCGGCACGAGAGCATTACATCGACGATATTATCCCGGACGGCATTTGACCCATATCGGACAGCTTCACCTCGAACTTAGTCCGTTTCCGTCGCAACTTCTTTGTGAACTTTTTCGTATAGCCTTGATATTTTTCAAAAATCGTGGTATACTACGCATAGAAGTTCGGACGGTTTCGTCCTAAGTACGAGGTGAAATGCATGGTTAAACGAGATTCCTATATGAACCGACTGATCCACAGTATGTGGAACGGCGAGATAAAGGTCATCACAGGCATACGCAGATGCGGCAAGTCCGTACTGCTTTTCGATCTGTTTTTCGAGTATCTTCTTTCGCAGAACGTTTCGGAAGATCATATTTTGAAAATCGAACTGGATCAGCGGCGGTACTATAAGTTCAGAAATCCGATCACTCTGTGCGAATATGTAGAAAGCACCGTCCGGGACAGGAAGGATGAAAAATTCTATCTGTTCATTGATGAGGTGCAGCTCACCACGAAAGTAGTGGACAAGGAAAACGGCGGCATCGAGGTTACCATCTACGATATGCTGAACGAACTCAAGGCATATAAAAACCTTGATGTTTATGTCACCGGCAGTAACTCCAAAGGGCTGTCGAAAGATATCGCAACAGAGTTTCGCGGTCGTGCTACACAGATCCATGTGTTCCCTTTGTCATTTGCGGAGTTTTATTCTGCCGTGGGCGGCGACGAGCGAAAAGCGCTGGATACCTATATGCTCTATGGCGGTATGCCGAGACTTTTAGCACTGGAGGATGAGAAAGATAAGAAGGATTATCTGACCTCCCTCTACAGCGAATTGTATGTCAAGGATATTGTGGAGCGAAACGGCATCGAGCGCGAGGATGTTCTGAATGATATTCTGGACTTCCTTGCTTCGCAGATCAGTTCACTGACGAATCCGACCAATATCGCAAATGCCATCGCGTCTATGAAGAACGAAAAAATCAATCCTGCGATGGTTTCAAACTATGTGCAGTATGTTATCGACTCTTTCCTCATTTCAATGGCAAAGCGATACGATGTCAAAGGAAAGACCTATTTCAAGTATCCGAACAAATACTACTATACGGATGTCGGGCTTCGGAACGCACGGCTGAATTACCGCCAGTACGATCCCGGTCATATCATGGAAAACATGATCTACAACGAACTTCTGCGGCGCGGGTACTCTGTTGATGTCGGTGTGGTTTGCGACCGCGCAGGCGACAGCAAGGTTCAGAAAGAGATCGACTTTGTGGTAAACGATGCAGATAAAAAAATCTATATTCAGTCCGCTTTCCGCATGGATACCGATAAAAAGGAATTCTCCGAGCTGGCATCGCTGATGCTTACCAAGGATTTCTTCAAAAAGATTATCGTTCGCATGGATGTGCCGCACAATTTTTATGACGACAACGGCATCTTCCACTGCAACCTGATCGACCTACTGCTTGGCCGGGTAGAATTGTTCTGACAAAATAACTCATATATCTACGAGGAGTGACCTTTCGGGGTCGCTCCTTTTTCATACCATCAGGCACGCTCTCATCGAAAACTTCGGACGGTTTCGTCCAAACTTCTCGGTGAAAGGGTGCTTTTTTCATGCCATCCACAAGGAGGTGACGGTACATGGCAGACAGTTTCGGACTGAAGATCGGTCTTGAGGGTGAGAAGGAATTTAAAAAGGCGCTGGCAGATATCAACCAGTCCTTCAAGGTGCTCGGCTCCGAGATGAAGCTGGTGACCTCACAGTTCGACAAAAACGACAGCTCCGCCGATGCCCTCGCCGCAAAGCACAAGGTCCTGGGCAATCAGATCGAAGCCCAGAAGCAGAAAATCGAAACCCTCCGTGCTGCGCTGAAAAACGCCTCCGATTCCTTCGGCGAGAACGACCGCCGCACCCAGAACTGGCAGATCCAGCTGAACAACGCCGAAGCCGCCCTCAATGATATGGAGCGTGAACTGAAGGACACCTCTGAGGCGGCGGATGATATGGGTGAAGAGGTCGAGGACGCGGGCGATTCCGCAGAAAAGTCCGAGAATAAGTTCAGTAAGCTGGGTGGTGTGCTGAAAACCGTAGGTGCGGCAATGGGCGCTGTGGCTGTTGCCGCAGGAGCCGCTGCCGTGAAGCTGGGCAAAGAGGTCATCGCCGCCTATGCGGACTATGAGCAGCTGGTCGGCGGCGTGGACACCCTGTTCAAGGATTCCTCGCAGCAGCTTCAGACCTATGCCGCCAATGCCTATAAGACGGCAGGCCTATCCGCAAACGACTACATGGAGACGGTCACGGGCTTTTCCGCATCGTTGATCCAATCTCTCGGCGGCGATACGGAAAAGGCTGTGAAATACGCTGACATGGCCATTACGGATATGTCCGATAACGCCAATAAGATGGGCACGGATATGTCCTCCATCCAGAACGCCTACCAGGGCTTTGCCAAGCAGAACTATACGATGCTGGACAACCTGAAACTCGGCTACGGCGGCACAAAGCAGGAAATGGAGCGACTGCTTGCCGATGCGGAGAAGATATCCGGTGTGAAGTACGACATCTCCTCCTACGCCGATGTGGTGGAAGCCATTCATGTCATGCAGGAAAGCATGGACATTGCAGGCACCACCGCCAAGGAAGCGGAAGCTACCATTTCCGGCTCTGTCAATGCGCTGAAATCTGCCGTCTCGAACCTCATCGTAGGCTTCGGCGATGCGGACGCTGACATGGAGCTGCTGTGCAACAACATGGTGGACGCCTTCAAGACTGTGGTGGCAAACATTACCCCGGTTATTGAGAACATCGTGGCGGCTCTGCCCACGGCACTGGACGCTCTGCTGACGGCTGTGGGTGAACTGCTGCCCACACTGCTGGAAGCGGTCACCGAGCTGTTCTCGCAGGTGCTGGAAACGCTGCTGTCTTTGCTTCCGCAGCTTATCCCGGCGGCGGTGTCTGCGCTCATGACCATCGTGAACACGCTAATCGAGAATCTACCGCTGCTCATCGATGCGGCGGTACAGCTTGTGACCACGCTGGTGGCGGGCATCGGAAACGCTCTGCCTACCCTTATTCCTGCGGCGGTGCAGGCTATCGTCACCATCGTACAGGGCTTGGTGGACAGTTTGCCCATGATTCTGGATGCGGCGCTTCAGCTGATTACAGGCTTGGCGCAGGGACTTCTGGATGCTATCCCCGTGCTGATTGCGGCACTTCCCGAAATCATCAACGGAATCATCACGTTTCTGTTGGACTCCATTCCGCAGATCATCGAAACGGGCATTCAGCTTCTGACCTCACTGGTGACTGCCTTGCCGGAAATCATCACGGCAATCGTGGAAGCTATCCCAAAAATCATTGACGGCATTATCACCGCTGTGCTGAACGCCATTCCCCAGATCATCCAGGCGGGCATCGACCTACTGATTTCCCTCATTCAAGCCTTGCCGCAGATCATCACCACCATTGTACAGGCAATTCCGCAAATTATCTCCGGTATCGTCAATGCACTGGTCGGGAACATCGACAAGATCATCATGGCAGGTGTGCAGTTGTTCGTTGCCCTGATTGAAAACCTACCCACCATCATCGTGGAGATTGTCAAGGCGGTGCCGCAGATCATTGCGGGCATCGTGAAAGCCTTCGGCTCTCTGATGTATAAGATCGTGGAGATCGGCGGCAACATCGTCAAGAGTCTGTGGAGCGGCATTACCCAGCTTGCCTCGTGGCTGTGGGATAAGGTGTCCGGGTGGATCTCCTCCATCTGGGACGGCATCTGCGATTTCTTCGGTATTCATTCGCCCTCGAAGGAGATGGCATGGGTCGGTGAAATGCTGGTCAAGGGCTTGTCCGGCTCCATTGAGGATAACGGTGATGAAGCGGTCAAGGCAGCAGAAGGCATGGCTGAGGACATCAACGGCGTCATGGGCGACCTTGCTCACGATATGCAGACGGCCCTGCCCACGGACTTTGATGTGAACGGCTCGATCCACTCCGCCGTGGACGGCGTGGTCGGCAAGGCGGCATCCGCTTTCAGCATTGCCCTGAACATTACGAACTTCAACAATTACAGCAGTGAGGATATCCGTCAGCTCACCAACGAAGTCATGGAAACGGCAAATCAGTTCGCCCAGCGGAAAGGAGTGGTATTCGCATGACCTATTTCACCTACAACGGCCGCAGTTCCTCTGATTTCGGTCTGCATATCGAGAAGAAGGACGTGTTCTCCGCACCGAAGTACGATGCGGAGTTCGTCTCCATTCCCGGTCGTAGCGGCGATATCATCAATCCCAACCGCCGCTTTGCCAACATCAAGGTGAGCTACACGGTGTTCCTCGCACGGAAGAATCCCGCCGCCCTTGCCTCCGTCCTGCGGGACATCAAGGGCTGGCTGTATTCCGAGCCGGACAGGTACCACGAGATCACCGATTCCTACGATGCGGAGTATTTCCGCTACGGCGTCATCTCCGGCAATCTGGACATTGAGGAGCAGCTGAACAAGGTCGGCAGTTTCACCGTGACCTTCAACTGCAAGCCCTACAAATACAGCTTTGCGGGACAGGAAACGGTGTCGGCTGACAGTTCTGAACTGACGATTACCAATCCCACTGCTTTTGAGAGCCGTCCGTATATCAAAATCTATGGCAGCGGTCTGATTCGGCTCATGGTTCAGCCGGAGGGTCAGGGTACAAGCTCCTGGGGCTTTGCCGGTGTGGATGAGTATATCGAAATCGACAGCGAACACATGAACTGCTACAAGGGTACCGTTCTCAAAAACGATATCCTTTCCGGAGAAGGCTTTCCGGTACTGAAGCCGGGAGAAAACATAATCGCCTGTGCCGGAAATGTACGCAGAGTTGAAGTTGTTCCAAGGTGGTGCTGCCTATGATTCCCGTACTTTATCCTGCAAATGCTACGACTTTATCCACCTTCGGTCTGGGTGTGCTGACGGATACCATTTCCTGCGAAATCACCGAGGAGCGAAACGGTGTGTTTGAGTGTCTGCTCAAGTACCCGGTGAGCGGTCAGCACTATGGGCTTATCACCAAAGAGTGCATCGTTAAGGCAAAGCCCAATGACACCGCCGCAGACCAGGCATTCCGCATCTACCGCATTACGAAGCCGCTGAACGGCATCGTTACCATCTATGGGCAGCACATTTCCTATGACCTTGCCAATGTGCCGGTTCTGCCGTTTTCCACGGAGAGCCGCTCTCCGCAGCTGATCCTTTCGCAGATCCTGTCGGGAGATACACGCTTCACGGGCTGGACGGACTATTCGGACGCAAAGGCATTCTCCGTCAAGCAGCCGAAAAGCGTCCGAGCCTGTCTCGGCGGCACGGAAGGCTCCATGCTCTCTCAATGGCATGGCGAATTTGAGTGGGATAACTTCACTGTAAAATTCCACTCCCATCGCGGACAGAAAACCGGTGTGGTCATTGAATACGGCAAGAACCTCACTGCCTGGGAACAGGACGAGGACAACAGCGGCGTGTACACGGCTCTGCTTCCGTATGCGGTGTATACCTCGGAAGGCGCAGAGAATGAGACTGTGGTCACGCTGCCGGAGGTTACGCTCCCCATTGTGACTTCGGAGATCGCCCGGTCGAAAACGCTTATTCTGGACTTTTCCGACCAGTTCGCAGAGAACGCCTCCATTACGGAAGAAGCCCTCCGTGCCAAAGCCAACAGCTATATCAAGGCAAATCCGCTGGGTACGACCATCCCGACGGTCAAGGTTTCCTTTGAGCCGCTGTGGAAACAGCCGGAATACTCGGCACTGCTGGAACGGGTCAACCTCTGCGATACCGTCACTATCCGGCACTCACAACTTGGTGTCAGTGTGTCCGCTATGGTCATTGAAACGGTATACGACACCCTTGCCGAACGGTACAAGAGCATCTCCCTTGGGCAGAGCAAGTCCAGCATGATTACCACCATCTCCGAGGTGCAATCCTCGGTGGACAAGGTGGAATCCACGGTGGGACGCTTTCCGAAGCTGCTCCAATCTGCCATCGGCAAGGCAACGGGACTTATCACCGGGCAGAGCGGTGGGTATGTGGTCATCCATACCACCGAGGAAAACGGACAGCCCTATGAGCTGCTGATTCTGGACACACCATCCATTGACGATGCTGTGAATGTCTGGCGATGGAATGTGGGCGGCTTGGGCTTTTCCCATAACGGCTACAACGGTCCCTACGAAACCGCCATCACGGCGGACGGACAGATCGTCGCAGACTTTATCACCTCCGGCTCTCTGGTGGCAAACATCATCAAGGCAGGTGTTATCCAGTCCCAGGACGGTTCGTCTTACTGGGATCTGGAAAGCGGTGAGGTGGTGATTCGTGCGTATGTCTCAACGGATGAGTTTGCGGAGAAAACAGCCTATCTCCAACAGAATGTGGACGGCCTCAACAGCTATGTGGCAACCCTTACCGAGACCATGGAATCGGTATCAAACGACCATGGCATACTGGAAGAGCGGCTGCGAAGCTCCGAAAGCAAAGTATCTCAGCTTCAGCACACGGTGGACGGGCTGTCCGTCACCATGCAGGAGCAGTACATCGGCGGTATCAACTATGTGCAGAACTCCTCCGGGCTGAACGGCATCACCGACGACTGGGGGTATTCCGGCACGGTGCGGACGGATGCATCTACGGATACGCAGAACAACACAATCTCCGACTCCTGCTTTGTGCTGGGGGCTTACTCCTCGCTGTCGCAGTATATCCGAGGGGTAGTTCCCGGCACTTACACGATCTCGGCTCGGGCAAAGAAAACCTCGACTATGTCTGGGTATTTCTATGTGACCTACAACGGGAACAAGACGAAGTATCTGTTCAACAAGTCCACGGCGTTTGAATGGACAGATTATTCCGTGACGCTCACGGATGTGACCGACCCTACGCTGCGTATTTACTGCTACTGTCGGGATGCGTCCATCTATCTCGCGGACATCATGATCACCGAGGGTGCGATTCCTCGAAAGTGGACGCCTGCGCCCAACGAAATTTACACGCAGGAGGTCAAAATCGACAAGCGCGGCATTGAGGTTTCCAACAGCGCATCCTCTCAGCGGACGGTCATTACGAACGCGGAATTTGCGGGCTACTACAACGATGAGGTGATTTTCACCTTGAACAAAGACGAAACCCAGACCAAGAAAACCACGGTGGACGGTGAGCTAACCGTGGGCAAGACGAAGTTCGTTCCCATGCCGACGGCGTCCGATGGGCTGAATATCGTCATTCTGGACTAAAGGAGGCAAGGCTATGGCAATGACGGGCGGCACCGCCTATCTGGTAAAATCCGAAAAAACGAACTACGGCTCCAACAGCTGGACGACCGACCTCTACATCTATGTGAAGGTCATTTCCCAGAATGTGATCGCAAACACCTCGACCATTGCTCTGGGTATGTATGTCTATTCGAAATACTCCATTGCATGGTCGGACTTCGGCACCAACGGCACTTCCTATATCGGCACGGCTACCTCCGGCTCAAACTGCTTTACCTTTACGAACGGTCAAAGCGGCAGCGGCACGAAGTGGCTGATTGAGGACAAGCAGGTCACGGTATCCCACAACAGCAATGGTACGCTGATCCTTCCGATTTACTGGCACTGGGGCGTTAACAGCCCGTGGGGTCAGTATACCGGTCCCTCCGGCAGCTACAATGTGACGCTATCGACTATTGACCGTGCTGCCCCTACCGTTACCTTTTCCGTTTCGGCCATTACCGCAAACGGCTTTAAGATTTCCGCCAGTTCCACCTCAACGGCAGACATCTGGCAGTACAGCACCAACGGCGGCTCTACATGGACGACTTTCTCCACGACGGCATCCACCAGCGCCAGCGTGACGCTTACTTCTCTCTCCCCGAATACGACCTATTCGACGGTGGTCAGAGCAAGGCGGCAGTACAACCAAGTTTACGGCACTTCCAGCACGACCAGAGTGAAAACCCTGGGCGGCGCGGTGGTAAATAGCGTCAGCACGGTGACGGCGGACAATGCAACAGCGACGATCACCCTCAATGTGACCGTGTACGAATCCTCTTATACCAATACACTGGCACTCAAAAACGGCAGCACGACGATCCTGACCATCTCTGGGCTTTCCTGGTCGAGCGGTACCGCAAACCGCACGGTCACGCTGACTGCCGACCAACGCACCACGCTACTGAACGCAATGGCATCCATGAAATCCTTTACCGGCACCTTTGCTGTCAGCTCTTTCCATGGTCAGCTACAGATCGGTACCACATCAAGCAAGGCCGCCACAGTACAGACTACGGCAGCAAACTCCGGCCCCTCATTGGATGGCTTTACTTACGCCGACAGCTATACGACCACGAAGAACCTGACCGGAAACGATCAGCTATTCGTGCAGAGCTATTCGACGCTGAAAGTAACTCCGGGTACAGCGACGGCGAAGAACGGTGCGTCCATCTCCAACTATACTGCCTCGTGCAACGGGCTTTCTTCCTCTAACACCACCGGCTCCGCTTTATCCGTTGGAAAAATCGCCAAGTCCGGTAGCGTAACGGTCACACTTACGGTCACGGACTCCCGTGGCTATACCGCCAGTGTTTCCAAGACCATTACGGTCATTCCGTATTCCAAGCCGAAGGTGTCCTCGGTGACGCTCCGGCGCACCAATGACATCGAGGCGGAGATGCAGCTTAAATTCAGCGGCTCCATTTCTGCTGTGACCGTAGACGGGATGCAGAAAAATAGCGTGGTCTATGTGCGGTATCAGTATAAGAAAACCAGCGAAAGCAGTTACGGCAGCTATACCAGCATCGTTTCCGCTACGATACGAAGTGGCACCTCGTTCAGCTACTCCAACCTTGAGCTGTGCAGTCTGGATGCAAACAGCTCCTACGACTTCCACTTACAGATCCAAGACAAGCTCTATTCTCTGAGCAGTCTGGATCTGTATTTTACTGTTCCGCAGGGTACGCCGCTCATCGCACTACGGAAAAAGAAAGTCGGCATCAACACGCCGGACCCGCAGGCTGCGCTGGATGTGGACGGTAATATTCACATGAATGGCGTCAATGTCCACGGCAAAATGGGCAGAGTGGACGGCTCGACCACCGACCTCAACAATGTAAAGACTCCCGGCTACTATTTTGCGTATTCCGCTTCCACGGCAAAGCACTTTCCGACCACCACAATCGGTATGCTGGAGGTCTTTCTGCCGGAAAGCTACTTCATTCAGCAACGGTACACCGTCTATGACGGCTCGAGGATGTACATCCGAGGAAACTATGGCGGCACATGGTCATCATGGTACACGGTGTCGCTGACCAAAGTAACATAACTTTTTCGGAATCAAGGCGCTCTGCGGAGTGCCTTTTTTCATACACAAATTCAACTTTCAAAGGAGGACAAACAACATGAAAGAATTCTGGATGACCATTCAGGTGGTGTTCGCCGGTATCGGCGGCTGGCTCGGATGGTTCTTGGGAGGATGTGACGGCTTGCTTTACGCG